TTGATCAACACTAGACTTAGTAATATCAGGAAGTAATAATACATTGTCCGCTTCACCTCCCTTCGCTCCGTGTATAGTTGACATTGTAATTCGTGGTGTTTGTGAAATCTTTTCTCTGTTTGCTAACATGTTTCGTATGTAGTTCTCTGTGTTTGTATCTATCTTTGTAAATGCTTCATACCAAACTTTATCAGTTAACAATCCGTGATCCGCGATGCAGTCTTCTCGAACATACGACAAATCATTATCAAAAGTTTTACCTGTTCTGTAACCACGTGTCACATTCTCACCTAGATAAGAATAAATATTTTTTATTTGTATAACAT